ATACACCAGCTTCGTACCAAGCAGGTTCCCATAGATCAAATTTACATCTACGTCCCAAATATGTTCTTACAGATCCTATTTGATTTGCACGATTCATTACAGCTTCTAACATACCTTGCATAAACGGAACCTTTTCTCTAAACTCTTTTAACATTTCTTTTGCCTCTGTAGGGGCTATATCTAGGTCCACAGCCATCTTTTTATACCCCATGCCATACATTACCCCTAGACCTATTGTTTTAGCTAATCTACGGTCAATTCCTGCCATCTCTGCTGTTTGTTTGTGAAAGTCTAATCCTTTTACAAATGCTTGTTGTACTTCCTCTGCACCTGCATTTTTATTTAATATGGCAAAATGTGTCAGTATTCTAGGTTCTTGTTGTGAATAGTCAGCAGACAACCAATACTCTCCTTGTTCTGGTATAAATATTTTACGCAATTCTGATCCATATTCATTTCTTATAGGCATCTGTTGTAAATTAGGAGCATACATGGAAAACCTACCAGTTACTGTGCCACCATTATCGCCACGTATTTGATTTATATGTGCATGTAATCTACCATTGTGTACGTATTTAGCTACACCATCAACAAACGTACCTTGTAGTTTGTTTAACACACGTGCCTTTGTTATCATGCGTGGTAATTCATGTGCATGTGTTTCAAGAAATGTTTGTGTAAAACTAGGAGCTCCAAGTGCTGTTCTAGGATATTCTAAATTAACACTATCAAATGCCTGGGCCACAGACCGTGCTGCATTGATTTGCACGTCTTGACCTACTAAATCTTTTATTCTTTTTAAGTATTGTTTTTCTTTGTTAAGTAATTTCTTTTTAAGACCAAATGCTTTCTCCATATCTACGCGCACACCACGTTTAGTCATGTTAAATATAACACGTATTAATCTACATTCTATGTCATATACTTTTGTTAAATCTTCTTTTTCTATCTCCGTAATAAATCTCTCGTGTAAACGCCATGTCAATCTAGCGTCTGCCTCTGCATACTCCCCAACAAATGATGCGTGCATTTTATACATGTCAGCTTTAGCATCTAATCCCAGCTCTTCTGCCTTGGCTTTTAGTAATGATTCATTTTTAAATTCACCTAAATACTCTGCTACCATGCTGTTTAATGTAAAAGAATATCTATTCTCATTTAATAATGCAGCAGCTATCATGGTGTCGTGTATGTAACCTTTTACTTCTATACCAAGAGTAGATAACCACCCAATGTCATACTGTGCATTATGAAATACTTTTTGTATAGATTCATCCTCACACACTTCTTTAATATACTCTACGATAATTGATTTATCCATGTTACCCCCACCCTCGTGCGCTATAGGATAGTAAGCAGTAAAGTCACCACTGGATATGGCAATACCTATGACAGATCCAATTTTTCTAGGCCAACCAGGACCCATCTTTTTTAACTCTGTATCACACGTTTCCAAGTCAATTGCCACCACATCTCTACCTTTCATTGAAGGTGTTTCTGTGGGATGCAACCACTCTGCTTTTACTTCGTCTTTTCTAAAAAGATCCTGATTCATTAATTTCTCCTGCTATTGCTGCATAACCACACATGTCAATGAAGTTATCCAAATTGTTTTTAGTTCCTTGCGTGTGTCTTGATACTTTTAATAGCACCATCATCAACGCTACATCCTCTGCTGTAATACTAGCCATTGGTTGTAATTTTTTATCTAAAAATATATTCCAAAACTCTGCAATTTCTGCATGGTTTTTAAATGCATCTCCATGTGTTTCGTTCCTGTCACCAGTGACAAGCTCTTTTGCCTTCTTTAATATTTCTTCTTTGTTTATCATATGAAATATCCTCTCTCTGTTTGGGGGTTTATAATATGCAATGACTTTTTTGCACGTGTTGCTCCTACATAAAAAACTCTATCTGTATCCTCTGGACTAACTTCCATTTCATTTTGATTTGCACGAGACAAATCTGTCAACAACATAACATTATCACATTCTCCACCCTTTGCCATGTGTATTGTACTTAAATTTATTTTTGGATCTACACCTAATCCTCCATGTTTTTCTAATGACATTATGTATGATTTATCTTTTTCGCTTAAAGAAGTAAAAGCAACATCCCAAGGTATGCCAGCATTTATTAATCCATGATTCATACACAAAGATTCTATGTTATACATTTGACCTTCTTCTAATGTTTTTAAAGTTTTGTACCCTCTTTTTATATTAAAGCCTGTTTTTAAATTTGCATAAATAGCAGCTACGTCGTTGTAATTTAATTGCTCAAACTGATTTAATCTTTTCCAAGCACTAACAGCTCTTAACAGATCTTGTTTAATAGGTGTTTTGCCGTAAATTGTATAAGGTAATCCTAAATGACGTAAATCTTCCTCAATATCATTTAGCATATAGCTGCATGTTGCAAGTGCTAACCAGTTACCTTCAGAAAGATCAACAGCGCCTGGGTATGCATGGTATCTAACTTCTCCTTTGTATGCTCTTGGTGCCCACTCTTTAGGTCTCCTGTTTTTAATTCTTGATACTACCTGTGTTGCTATTAAATGCACATCAAGTGGAACTCTATAGGATTGATTTAACACACTTATATTTCCATCCATCTTAATTAAATGCTCAATGTCTGCACCAGCCCATCTAAAAATTGCCTGGTCATCATCGCCACTTATGTATACTCTTTTAGAATTAGCCCATATCTTTTCACACATTCTCCATTGTAATTTTGTTAAATCTTGTGCTTCATCTACAATAACAACATCGAGAGGAGGTGTGTGTCCAAACTGTGTAAACTGTGTCAGCATGTCTGTAAAATCAAATTTATTGTGTGTTTGTTTATAATCCTCAAAAGAACGGTAAGCCCATATTAATTCCTCCCAAGCATAATCTAAATTTGCTGCATTATAAAAATCTTGTAATTCTAGATCTTGCATTTTAGATTTATTTATATCTCTTAAATATTTATTATCCGTAGACACAACACCATTTTCTTCCCAATCAGTCGTAACTCTTTTTAAATCTACACCATACTTATCAGAAAACTCTGCGTAATCTTTATTGTCCATAATCTCTGCTTTTGTAAATCCCATCTGTCTTTTACCAAATGCATGCAGCGTACAAAAATAAGGAAAGTCTTTGTCTGTTAGATTAAATTTTACCTTTGCTCTGTCTCGTGCTTCATTTGTTGCTTTTGTTGTAAAACTTACAAATGCAATTCTGTCCGGTGGTGTACCATTTTTAAGTTCCTGGTCCACTATCCGCAGTAGGTTTTCAGTCTTACCTGTGCCGGGTGGTCCTAGTATTATATTAACGTCTGGCATTGTGCTCTTCCCATACTTTTAATATTTTTTTGCAATCATCAATGGTAACACCAGCTTTTCTGTCGTTAAATTCCCACGAACAAAATACAATGTTATCTTCTTGATAAGGTAAACTACCATCAATTCTATCAATTGATATGTTTGTTTTTGTACATCCATTATATCCTTTTCCAGTGTTTCTTTTAGTTGTGAGTTTAACTCCAGTATAAATGCAATATGGTCCTCCAAGAAGTTTCTTTTGTTTTTCCCACAATTCCAAAAGATGATCCTTTCCTCTTATGCCATTATTTACTTGCAGTGTTCTGTTGCTATTCTTATGATAATAAGAATTTTTATCACACCTACGTTTAAGACCTTGCCAAATTTCGTTAAAAAAACCTTTTTCAGTACTGACATATTTTTGATTCCATAAGGGTTTCATTTTTTTAATGTATGCCAAGCCTTCTTTAGAACGGTGTTGCATCTTGTTTCCTCACTTCGTATTCTGAATCTTGTTCGTCAAAAGATGGCACACCCCATGTGTTAACTCCCTTGTTTTTTAGTTTCCAGAATTTATGTTCTCCATTTATTTTACGTAACTCAGCAATAATTTGACCTGTGTTACTGTAGTGTGTAAATTTATTTCGTATAAGATATGCGTGTAAATCTTGCAGTCTAAAGTAAATTTTACCAGCTTCTGTATAAGGTTTACGTAATAATATATCTTCTTTTACTTGTCCCTGTGCACGACCAGTACAGAACTCCTGGAGGTGAGCTAAAAACTGGCCGGACA